CATTTTTCTAGTTCCGTCATGTACATACTTTGTATAGAATGGTGTCTTAAAAGATATTACAGGACCTTTACTGCCGTTCTTTATCTTAAAAGTTGCAGGGAAGCTTTTAGCCATACGTGTAGTATCCTTTGGTGTTAGTGGAGATGTTGCAATTCGTTGTGATAATAAAAATCCGAAAGTTTCAATAACTTCTTCCATAAATTTGGGCATGCTAGATAATTTTACCATTATTCTATTGTTGTATCAGGGTCAAAGTAGGTCAGGTCTGCATAAAAGTAAGCAGTATCACTACCAACAGAACCAGTTATATTATTTGCCTTTATTTGGGCGTTAACTACTTGAAATATTTCTGTAGCAGTCTCTATTAGGTCATAATCTTTAATGTCTATGTCTGTAGCACCGAAAATCTTTGCAGGAAATGTTTGTTTAATACCTTCAAACTCTTGAGTGTTTTGTTGATAGTTTTTTACTAGTACAATATTAATACTAACATCAGTAGTGCTACCATAATTCAAATCAAGCTGACCAGAAGAGTTATAGCTTTGCTGTGGTCTTTTTCTTGTAACATCTTGCCCAAACTGTCCTCTTGCTAATTCTTGTATCGCTGTCATTGTTTACACCCAAGTATTTAATAAACTCTTAATCCTATTCATAAAGAAGTCTCTTTGTTTAACATTGTCGTTATAGTTGTTTTGCCAGTGTGTCCACGGTACACCTACTTGTACGTTTACTCCTTCGATTGAATAACCAGTAGCTATAGTGTAAGTTCCACCAACAGCATTTACAGCAACTGCTATAGCAGCCTCGTATAGAACAAATTGTCTTATTATTTCGTGTGTTTTAGCAACAGTAATCATTGCGCCACTCTCATAATCCTTTGTTAGTATTTCAGCAGTTAAATTAGTACCATCAACAACTGTAACAATTTTAAAAACTTCCTTAGCCCTATTAGTGTCCTCTATCCATGCATAATCACCATCAGTAAATGAACTTGTGTCTAACACCTCAACATTTACATTAGTTCCTGCAGCAGTAGCGCTAGTAGTATCTGTTTGTTTTGAATTATCTCTTTCAACTATACCGTATAAGTATTTTAGCTTAACATCTAAATCATGAGAACTAAACCTGTCTCCATAATATCCTGACGTGTCACCGTAAAGCTCTATAAAGCCTTGCTCCTCGTGTACATATATATTTTCAAAATCAACCTCTGTTTCTCCATTCAATAATTTATATATAGTTAGAGGGAAATATTCATCAACCAATATTTTATCTTTATACCCGCCTGTTAATGTCTCTATTTTCTTTGTTGGTGTAAACTCTATCCCAAATAAATCTTTAGTCTTTAATTCAACTAAATCGATTATATTCTGAACTTCTATATCATCAATCAAAGTAGACGGCGCTCCAGAAATACTTCTTACTTCTTCTACTGTTACTATACTCATACTATTTTACTGAGAATAACATTTATAAATATTTGTGTTAAAAAAAAAGAATAAGTAATTATTCTAAAATAAAATCTGGGTTGCCATATTTATCAGTTCCGCTTTTAACAAACTTTCCTGTTTTAGAACCCTTAGAGGTTTTCTTAGCAACTTTTTTTTCTTTTACTGGTTCTTCGATAGGTTTTTCTTTTTTCTCTTCAGATTTAAACCTATCCTTAGATTCACTGAAAAACTTTTTTTTATCTTTTCCCATTTATATCACCTACTTAAAAACTACTATGCCAGAAACTGTTCCAGTGTTTGTTCCAGTTAATGTAATAACATTACCTGAGATAGTAACAGCATCAATAGCACCAGTAGTATCATCTGTAATAATAGCCCATACAACTTCACCAGCACTAGATAATGTTAAAGTGTCGTTTTGAGTTGCTTTTGCTGCTCCATTAACGTAAGACCATTTTCTGCCCTCGCCATCAGTTCCAGCTTGAGTAAAAAAATTGTCTTCGTTTATATTTACGTTTGCCATTTATTTATACCTCGAAAAAGATTAATTATCCGTAGATAACAAATCTTCTAGCTGCAGTATTTGCAGTACCACCAACAGTAATAGTAAGAACACCTGTGGAAATTGCCCATGTAGGTTGTTCTTGAACATTATTGTCAATGTCAAAACCAAGTACACCAACTTTGTCACCTAAGCCATAATCAGCCAGAGTAACATCGATAGTGTCTGCAGTAACAGCTGTAGCTGGTGCTTCAACTGATACTGTCTTTGTTTCTAATCTTGGTCCATCTTCTTTTATTGTAACTAAACTTGTAATATCTGTCATTTTTTATTTACCTCTAATTAGTCATTCCGTAAAGCCCGGAATTGAAGGCTGCATTAGATTTATCAACTAATACTTCGTACATTTTAAGCATGAACTTTTGTCCGTCATCTACTTTTGCTAACATTTCGAAAGTCAAGTCAAGCAATACTCTCATTTCCCATACACTTAGGTCAAGCATGTATAATCTTTGAGCAGCTGCAGTAGTGCTTAAGAATCTACTAGGAATTAGTGGAATGTCTGTGTCACCAGCCTTAATCATTAAAGCTTTGAAACCGTAAACACCTAAATCTTTGTATTCTAGGAAACCACCTTTGTCTTGTAGTAGTTGTTTAACTTTCTTATATGTTACAACATCACAAACAGCTAAATTTGGTCTACCACCTGCTGAATAAGCATTGAAATACACGTCATCTAATTCTGCTAGAGTAAGTGAAGCACCTGACTTGTTAGTCATGTTAGTTGTTCCTTGTAATTGAATAATACCATCAAAAGCCTTTGAGTCACTTGAATTATCACCGTTAAAGATTGCATCTTCTTCAAATTCTTGAATAGCTCTTGTTGCTTGAAGAACATTTTGGTCCATTGCAGTACTACCTACAGCACCTGAGAACTCACCAAATTCAGTGTTAGTTCCTTGGATGTCTTGAAGGTTAAAACTAGGTACACTTGCTTGAGCGAATCCTGAAGTATATCCTGAAACTCTAATAATTTTAACATCTCTTGCAGTTCTCTCTGGAGTAAAGTCACTAGTTACTTGTGGTTCTAGCTCTCCTTGGAAACTTGCAGTTGATTTACTTGAATAAATATTATAAACAGCCTTGATACCTTGATTAGTAACTCTTCTAATAATAGCTCTCATAGGAGTTTGTTTTCTACTTGTATCAACAATGTCTCTATCTAAATAAATAGGGTTCATTACGTTATCAGTAGTACCTGCACCACCTAAATCAGCAGTAAATGATTTAGTCTCTGCATTGAATCTGGATTTAAGCTCTGCATTGCTCTCAATAACATTTCTTTGCATCCATAGTCTTTGCCCGTCTATTTTAGACTTTAACTCAGCCTTTTCTGAGTTAGAACTAACTGTTAAGTCAGCACCTTGATATGATGTGTTCATAGGGTCGTAGTATGATGTTTCATTACTTAAACCACCAAATGATTTCACATAAACTTTTTCATTAGCGATACCGCCACCAAAATTAACATTCATTTTAATATGTTCCTCCAATACCTAGACTCTTAAAGTCAATATCTTTGATTTCTTGTTTTTGTTCTTGTGTTTGAGATTTCATTTGTGCCCCTGAAATAGGAGTATTTCTTAATTTCTCCAGAGTTGATTTTAACTCTGCAATTTCTTTACTTTGTTCATTGATTGTTTCATTAACAGATTTTAACTCTGCAATAGCAACTGATTTCATCTCTGTCTTTGTTTCTTCACAACTTGATTTAGACTCTAAACTAGATTTTAATTCAGCTACATCTTTTTCCAATGATTGAATTTTTTCTGTTGAATCATTCTTATCAATAACAGATTTAAGCTCTGTTAATTGTTTTTCTAATTCAGCAATTTTATTTTCTTCTGCCATTTTATTACTCATTGATTTTAAAGCTAGTTGAAATTTCGCATTAGGATTAACTGGAACACCAGTCATGCCTACATTAAAAACATTAAGGTCATCAATAAATCTAAGGATATTATCACCTATTTGCTTTGGAGTCTCCTTAAGAACATTATATGCAATAGAAAAACTATGTACAAAACCGTTCTTAATAGAATTTAATAACTTTTCAAATAATGGATAATCCTTGTTTAACATTACTCTAACCCAAGTACCTATAGTTCCATCATCAAGCTCTTTTAATTGAGCATCAACAATCTTTGCTGCGGGTATCTTGTTTTGTGGTCTGTCATAAGAATCACCTGTTTTTGGGTCTCTCCAAACATCGTGGTCCTCATCCATAGTAATATCAAGATTTAATAGCTGTCTTAATATTTTTTTTTGCGCTTCTTCAGTAACTACATCATCATATAAATCTGGGTCGGTTGTAGAAACAAATCCTTCAACATAATAGTTTGATTTTAATTCAACTAAATTAAATTTTAAATTTTCAAGACCCATTATATAAATAGCATTTTCCTTGTTTATAAATGTAGAATGAATACAAAAGCTTATAAAGTAGCACTATGAAGTACAAATATGGATAAAACTAAAAAAAATATATATTTTGGTGACAAGCTAGAAAAGTTTGAAATATACTGTGAAAAGACAGGAAGAAAATTAAGTCCTTTAGTTGTAAGGGCTGTAGAAGAATACATTATACGTAACCCAATAAGGTGAATTAATTAAAATAATTCGTCCCAGTTAATACTGAACTCTACCTCGCTTGCACCACCAGAGATTACTTCAATAGCTACAATATCTCCGGGTCTTATACTACCTTCTAAATCTTTTACATTTTCAAAAAAGGAATCCGCTTTAGCCATGCCCCAACTTACTCCAATCTCACCAGTACCAAAAGTGACAGCACCATCTAGTGAATATTCGATAATACTGTCACCGCCACTAATAGGATTCCAAGTAGGAACATTTGTAACTGTAGGATTAAAAACAAATCTCCATGTACTAGTTTTATTACCTTCTGTTGCAGCACTAAGT